CGTCCCCGAGGCCATGCCGAGCCGTCATGGCCGGCGTGTTCGTATGGTCGGTCAGATTGGTTCCAACGGCCGCCGCCGATCCCGCCGCGTCAAAGGCCGTCGCCGGGTTCGTCGCCGCGTCCCCCAGGCCGGGGTGGGCCGTCATGGCTGGCGTGTTCGTATGGGTCGCCACTAAACCTTTTTCATTGTTTGTATGGCATCCCGATAGTGTTCTTGTCGCCGGATCATAATGCTCCCAATTAGTCGAGGATCCCGTCACTTCGACGTAATTGGTCATTGTGATTACTGCTCCCTCCGCATTTGTCCCGCCCGATCGGATATACCGGCCGCTTGGTCCGTCAAATACCGCAAGTTCTCCGTCCACAATCGCGCCGCGTACGCGCACCCAGGGAAAGTAGTCTTCGGCTGCACTCATTACCCCAGCCCATAACATGCAGCTGGCTAAAATAATTCCAATTTTTCCCATAACTCCTCCGATTTGTCCGATTAGTCCGACAGGTCCGGTTATTCCGACATCGGTTCAAAACGAACCACGCCCGCCTGGCCACTCGCCGCTTCGACGAATTTTGCGCATTCCACCGTGCGCCGGCTCCACTCCTTCTCATAACCCACTGCAAGCAACACTCCCGCCTGTGTCGCCGTGGCCGGGTCCGTATCGTCGAACGTCACGAGCACCGCCTTGGTCTTCACGCTCACCCAGCAGTATTTTACGGCGGAATGTAAAGCCGCTGGCGATACCACTGTCCCGGCTACCGCCAATTCTTGCGCCTTTATTCCGTTCCGTACCGGTCCCAGGGCGTTTTCCAAATTGACTACTCTTGTGTTCATCGCATGTCCCTTTCTGTGTTTCTGTTTTCGATCTGTCCGATCAGTCCGATACGTCCTAAAAATCATCTCCCAAAGACAACTCGCCTCTGCACTCCGCGCTGGTCTACCATCGTATCTTCCAAACTCTGTAATTCTTCCTCCGCTTCCCTTTTCGCATTCCCTTTCTCGACCGGATCCAGCAACCAATCTGCATGTGCCCCCCACATGATAAAATCATTCAAGAACGCCGGAAATTCCACTGGTTTCCAGTATCCCGTTTCCGAATAGGGATTTTTGTTTGTCGAAGGTTTGAGCGCCTTATAACTCTCCCCGCTGGCCGCGTAATAACACAAGTCCCCGATCACATAAGCGGTCCCTGCCTCCCAATCCGTTAGTGAAAACTCCGGGACCGGTGGCCTGAACCAAAGCCAGGGCCGGACTGGCGCTTCATCGGAATTGATTAGAATCCCATCCTTATAAAGGATCACTTCTTCGATTAATCCGGTAAACCGGTATATGCGCGGGTCCTTGTCGAACACGCATTCCCCCAGGTCCAGGTCGCCGATCTCCGTCTCGCCGTCTTGCTGAAAACTGATTGTCCGCAGAAACCCATCCCCGACTTCCGCCCACCAGGTTGCTTCCACGTCCGGATCGTTCCCGATATTCGCATCCCGCAGGCTGATGTAGTAATGCTCACTGCCATCGGCCGCCACATGATAGACTTCATCCCCGGTGACATAGTTCTCCAGGACATCCCAGGTCTCGCGGTATTGACGTTGTTCCGCCAGCATGATTTCCGGCCAGAATACGCGCGTCCATCCGCGCTTCATCCGCCCGTTTATATAGTCCGCGATAAGTGCCTTGTCCGTGGCGCTTAAATTCGCCGTAGCGGGATAAAGACCCCGCTTCCGCACGATCGCTTCATATACGCTTTTGGTCGTACAGGTTTTCATAACACCATGATTGTGATGTTCTTGTTTTCCACGCCTGACTGCTGCTTCTTTAAACTCCCATACTCCAGGGTGCCCTCCCGGCCATAAACCTTCCGATACGTCACCCTGCCCAGCCGGTTCTTCATGACCGTCACGTTCCGGGTCCCGTCCTGAATCCCGAAGTAGCGCCGGTCCTGGTCTTTCCAATAACCTTCCGCCGCCGGCGTCAGTACCTCTCGCCCTTCCGTATCAACCGCGTTCATTACCGCTGTTACGGAAATTTGACGGTTCAGCCGGCCGCTCCGTCCAAAACGCTGCAGATTCCCGCGTTGCATTGCCAGGCCATGGTCAAATACCTGCGCCGCCGCCAATTTCAACCGCCGCCGCTCCTGGACCTGTTGCATGTTTATGGCCAGGCCCAGCGCCTCTCTTGTGTATCCGTTTTCCATGGTCGCATCTCCTTTAGTGCGCGGGCAAAGCGCGCGCGCCGCCTTCGCGTCCTATCTGCACATTTTCGCCAAACTGTTGCGCGAGCACCTGCATCCGCTGCAGTCGGCTCTGGAATATCTTTAATTGATCAGGCGGCATGGACCGGTAAATGTCCTTGTTCATCTCTTCCATGTTTTGATAGAGCTGCAACCTCAGCTCGTAATTGATGCTTCCATCATCCGGTAGGTCGGGTTCGATCCCCGTCCGGATTTGCTGGTATGCCTTGATCTCGTCCGCCGTCTCCTCCGCGTTCGCCTGGTCCAGGTCCACCAGGGCCGCGTCGGCCAGGTCGGGAGATAAACGCCACAACACCGACGCAATCAGCGGCGCTGTCCGCATTGTCTTATCCCTGTCCACCGCCAAAAGATTCGTGATTGTCTTAAATAACTTCTCCAGGTATTCCGGATCGAGGTCGCGCGGATCGAATTGCAGATCAAGATCGAAGTTCCCCTGGATTTCCTCACGGCTCTTTAATATCTGTTCCCCCTTCTTGTTCGTGATCCGTTGGATCATTTCGTCCGGCATATACTGCTGACACAGTTGAAACACCTGCACTAACCCCTGCCGCAAATTAATCAGCCACCAGAGAACCTTGAATTCCTTTTGCAACTGCACCAGGTCCGGCGCTACGTCCGGATTTGTTCTCCCAAAATATTCATCCGTTTGCCGGCGGAGTTCCTTCACCATGTCCACTACGGTCCGTGGATACTCCGGTGGTTTCATAAAGGCGAAGTCGCCGTCCCGTTTCGCCTGGAGTTCCAGCAACGGCCTGATATGCAGAGCCCCCATCCGTTGCCGGTTCCTCGTGATGATCGGGGGCACTCCGGCGATTTGGGCATGGTCGCCGAAGCTGTCGCAATAGACTTTCATCAAGCCCTGGTAAGTTCCGGCCAGTTCCGCTATCCCGCGCGAATCGCATAAACGGCTGGTCAATACCTCGCGTTGGAAAACATGGCCGGGATAACCGCCGTGCGCGTAGTCAATCAACTGCCGCTTCATTGCCGCTATGTCCGCTTGATAATGGAATACGATAAAGTATTTGCCGGGTACTCCGTCCTCGTTGGTCGCCGTGTAGTACGCCGTTAAAATCTGGTAAAGTCCCTTGTAGAAAACTGACGAGCGGGCCACGATTTGATTGCTCTCGTCGCGGACATAATCCGGGAATGCCGCCTCGCCTTCGTGTCCGCCCTGGCGCGTGCCATCCTTCTGCAACTCTCCGATTACCGCCTCGACAAACTTGTCGCTCCAGCCCTGGCTGATTTTCCGCTCGATGATTTGCGTCTTGGTCAACCATTCAGCTTCAAAATAGACTCGTGCCTTCTGAAAATCGGTCGTATTGAGCGGAATGAACCAATCCTCGTTTAACCGCTTCGCCTGGAGATCGGGGCCGTCTTGTTTGGTATAGGGAACGGGAAAAGCCGCTTTGCCTTTTTCACGCAATTCCTTGATTACCTTCTTTGCGCGCGTCGCCCGGATGCCGGGAAAAAATTCCGCCAGTTTAGCCGCCAGAATATCCGTGCCGAATTCCTCGGACCCCAGCGCAATCTTGAAATCTTCCGCCGCCTGCAGGGCTTGGCCTTCAATGTCCACCGTTGCCCCGGCCATCTGTTCATTCGTCTGATCCGCCTGGCTCTGTTCCTCCAGGGCCTCCACAACCTGTGTGAGATACAACTCCATCAGCTCGTCCACTGTTAAGGTCTGCATCTTCAGCGCCGTCTCGCGGCGCCAGCAGATTCCCAGCAACGCTACGGCGGGACTGTCGGCGGTGAAGTAATTGGCAAGTTTGAGGAGTTCCTTGATCCACTTGACTCCCCAATTCCGGATAACCCAGCGCATGACGATCGTCATGTTGCCGGCGCGTTTGGTGTCTGTGCTTTCGGTGCCCTTGAAATTGACTTGCGCACGCATGGCCGATAACACCAGGAGCATTACGTCCTCGTTTATCAGCATGTCCGCGGTTCTGACGCGCATATCGGATGCGCCATCGAAGGGTTTGGGTTCCTCTTGGTTCTCGTACACTTCCTTGTGTTTGAGACCGTCCGGCGATTGGTGCTCCCAGCGGCAAAAACGGGTGGACTCCATATCCACCCGCAACGGCCAGATCGTGTCCTTCGATTCGGTCACAATCTGGTCAACTTCGGCTTTCAGCTCGGCAAGGGTCGGTTCCGTTACCAGCGAAATCCCGCCATCCCCTTCAACCTCGTCAATAGGTTTATTTTCTTCGGGCATCCTATTCTCCGTTAAAGGATCCCCTGGCAACCTCCAGGGGATCCCCACTTCGTTTGGCGCTGGTTAGCGGTTTAAGCGGGTTATTCTGAAATAGAACCTCACTTCCCCTGATGTGTTCGCGGCCAACGCTTCCTCGGCGTTTGGCGTGAACACAATCTCGATCTCGTCGTCCGCCGTATAAACCTTTCGGCCGGTCGAATCGTCCGTTAGCGCCGTCAGCACCGTGTATGTGTTCGTTGTCGTTCCGACCACATTTGTCAGTGTCATTGACGATGCCGCTTGGACGCTTCGCCCATACTTGAGCCAGACCTCCGTGCCGTCGCTGGCCAGTTCCGTAGAAGTCAAGTAAAGGTCGGCGTCAGCGCCATCCCCCACCGTGACCAGCACGGAGCCGGTGTAGTTCGTGTTCTCGGTGTCGAATGCCGTTCTCAACTGCATTGCCACCAGTTGCACGCCCTCCTTGGCCGCCACGGCAAAGACGTTGGTGAACGTCTGCGCCGTGTTTGTGGCCGTTTCCGTGAAGTCCGCATACGTCATGGTCAACACATGCGTCGCTCCAAGGTTTATCTGCTCCTGTTCCGGCAAAGGCCGAAACGAAGCCGCCTGTGTCCAGCCGGCCACTAACAGCACCATCGCTATTCCCGCCAATGTTTTGATCTTGTCCATTGCACTATCTCCTTCTCATTTTCAGGCCTTGGGTCCGGTCCCGCACTCGCGAGACCAGACCCGCCAATTTATCGTTCTCTGACTGTTTGTTGTGGTCGTTTAGGCCGCGATATTCGCGTATCCCTGCCCGGTCGGGTTCTTGTTTTTCAGGAGATACACGGCGTCGTGATACCCGCGGGGGCCGCCCGATTTCGGGGGTTCTTTCCAGGTCGCCGGCGGATCCAGGAAGCACAGTTCCCACATGCTCATGTCCAGGAATAGGCCGCTCAGGACGCTGTTGGCCGTCGCCGCACCGGTCGCTTCGGTGTGGAGCAGGTACCAGCTCGGGAATACCTTGACGGTGC